TAACAATGAACTCAACACCAGCTATGCTTTTTGTGTTGTTATATCGACTCCCATTTACAGGCTTTACTATAAACTGAGTCGGTGATTTCATTAAAAATCTATATTAAATTCGATTGAAATTGGAATTGTATCATTAAACTCTTTCCACAAGACTATTTCCTGCTTCTTATTTACTATGTAGATGCGGATAGATCCCGATTGGTCTCTTCTTATAAGATGAATCTCATTCGTGTCGCCTAAGACTTTCTGCCCGACAACATAATGCATTGCGTTCTTATAATCAGCACCTATCGATATCTTCCTTACATCCATTATGCTATTTTATTAACTGTCAATATTATTGATGGGATAGCTGGTATACCAACCACAGGTGATGCGTCATAATGTAATTCTCCATTAGCATTATTTGTGTACCAACCTATTTGGCAGTAAGATGGAGTGCTTGGAATGTCAATATACCAATTCCATGCAGCAACCAATAAGTCCCCATTATTCTCAAGCGTTACTGCTGTGGCTGAGTTTGGAACAGCAATTCCATCTTTTATTAGATATATGTAGAAAATAGTAGCTCCTGCACCACCTGTCTTTTTAAGCTGTGCAGAGAACTGTATGTTATAGATTCCTGTATGAGCAAATGTTATTTCATTAGGATCTCCAAAAGCATCATTTACAATTGACACTCCATAAGACAAGTCGGTTGAGTTAAACTGCATTAGTTCTTGCGTGGTACCAACAGTCCCCTGAATTGTTGTATCATAAAACGACCCATAAATAGGAACCAAGTAAGCTGGTACTGCCCAAGTTGGAGGAGTCGCAGCGCCTTGGCTAACAAGGATGTTTCCTGGAGCGCCTACAGACCCATTTGTTTTTATTGCTCCACTTATTACAATCTGCTCATTAGTATCATCAACATGGATAAATGTTCCATTATTGTTAATTTGGTAATCACCTAAATAATAATTATTATTAACAAAGTCAACTAAGAACCCTGAGGCTAACCATCCATTACTACCAATTTGGAAGAAATCACCAGAGAAACATTGGATGCCTTGCATTATAACATCATCTGTAGTTACCTCTAAACTATTAGACGTGAGTTTAAGTAATCCCAAGTCAACATTTGATGTTGCTCCAGTATATGGAACATAAGTTGCTGCGGCAGTAGACACAGGCAAATAAGCAGTGTTATCGAGTGACCCATCCGCTTTTAAGAAATCAGTACCTAGTCCACCAGGAACTATAAATCCTAATGCTGTAATGTCATTGCCTCCTAAATTAACATTATATAAGGCACCAGTATAAGGTACATATGCTGTTGATCCAGGGAGGGATAACAAACTTCCTATAGTAAAATTCTTAGTACTGTTCATGTCATTGACATCGGTGCCAATGAGCATATCACCAAGAGCCGGTGCTGTAGTAGCGTATGTACTTATCTTTGCCATTATTTATGTTTTTTTGGTGACCTCCCCTGTTTGTAAATTTATCACAGAGTCTTGGCCATATTTTGAAATTAACATCCTTTCATATTCAGAGAACTCCTGACGCATAGCGTTAATCTGACCTAAGATTCCTTGCTTGTTTAATTCTAGTTCTCCTAATGCCATCTTTGCTTTAGCAAATTCTCCATTCATTGCTTGAATTTTATCAAGCTCTTCTTGTAAAACATAATTCTTTTCCATTTGATTTAATTTGAATTTCTTTTAATTGAACTACCAAAATAATAACCGAATATTGAGATTACAATACCTTCAGTGATACCGATAAGATGGATCCATACTTCTTTATTATCTGTTGGTATTGTAAGGTACACGATTGCATAAATCATAAAACAGAACGATGCTAGACCTACTAGCCCTGTAAGATAAAACAAAATATCAAATTTTTGAATTTTTGCTATTTCTATCTCTCTATTTCTTGCTGAATCTCTATCTTTTAGCATTATCTGCTCCATTTCAATCAGCTCTTTTGTTACAATCTCTTTATCTTCGTCAGTTAATTCTTCAGAAAGATTTATGATATTCTTTACGATACCTAGGGTCCCATTGCTTGGGAGAATATCTCCTATGGTTTGAAGAACTTTTGGGGCCTTTTCCGAAAGGAACTTACCTACCTTTGTATCTTTAAATTTTTTTCTTTCTTTCATATTAGTATGATTTTTCCATTCTTTCAACAAGATTGAGAAGCTTTTTCATCATTGACGTATTGTTCTCAATCACATGGTTGTTCGATGCTACTGTCTCTAAAAGTTTTGATCTGTCTTCTGATAAATATTCTTCAAGTTTTTTCTCAAGCTCTTGTATTCTATTCTCGTTTTTCTTATGCCATACGAAGAATTGCTTACCCATGAAGTAAATTAAGGCAATCATTAAAATGGCGAAAATGCCAAGGACACCATAATTTGCGAGTGAATTCAAATACGAGGGGAGTGGTTCAACTTGAAGAAATAGTACGTTCATGGTTCTTATAATTTATATTCAATAATAGGGAGATATTTTACCCACCAGCAATCAATGTTTTCATTATAATGAATTTGATACAAAGGTAATATCCAATTTCCATTTGTTATTCTTAATGGAGTAAAAATATGACCTTCGACATAATATTTATTTAATAAATATTTTCTCTCGTCTTCATCAAGTAATCCACCGAGCATCTCATAATTCTATAAGTGTAAAGTTAATCAATTGATTTGGTTGAAATATTTTGATAGCTTCGAACCAACGAGCATCTGGTACAACCATACAACCTGCTGACCAATTGTCAACAAATGAACCTGCGCCTGCACGATGAAAGTTTATTCCAAAATGTCCTTTAGTTTTAATTGCAGTATCTAGCTTTCTATCCTTATTACCGTCTCTGTATATTTCAATAGCACCGGATTGAAAGAAGTAAGGAGCACCAAGCCATAGACTTTTCCAATTCGGGGATGTCATAAATTTATGTGATGCGAGAACTTGCTGCTCACAGGCTATTGCTGCTCCTGTTATGCCTCCAACTGTGAGCGGATTGAAGATGTAAAAGTCTCCAGGTGTTGTGCTGCAAGGCATAATCATATCAGCTATTCTGTTCGAAAATCGAACAACATAATCTGAAAACTTATTATCGAAGGATTGATCTGTTCTAATCCAAACAAAGTCATTAACAGGCTTAACCCAGCCTCTGATATTCATCTCGGCATCAATCCATTGTTTTGCACCTGCAAGACTAAGAGGACCAATTATGCCATCTATGGCACCTGAGTAGTATCCTCTATCTTTGAGTATCTGTTGAAATGCTTTCATTATTCTACTGGTGGGAACGGTGGTGATGGTTTAGGTTTATATTCTATTAAAGGTAGTGTTTTTACCCATTGAAATTCGGGATTTACGCAAAATTCCATTTCCTCAACTGAAATTATCCATTGGTCAAAATCATCCTGAATAGGGTTAAAATAGCTGTCATCGTCATAAAGCTGACCTACCAAGCTATCTTTTTGCGATTCTGTTAAAAGTCCTACGTATGTCATACTTGTCTACCTAAAGTTGTTTGAAATGTTTGAACGGCTGTTCTTAGATTTGTCATTTCTGCTTGAGTTATATCATCTGATATATATCCTAAAGCTATTTCTGCATTTGAGAAAGTGCTAATAACTCCTGATGAATCCTGTGCAGCAAAAGGTAATGACCTATTACTAAATCCAATTGTTACAGATGTAGCAAGAGTAATATAAGTTCCATCTTTTTTTATTGCAAACATATCTGTTGTTGACCTTCTACACATAGCAGAAAATCCACTATAATCAGTAGCAGTAGTATCTCTTAAAAGAGTTGCTCCACCTGCGTAATGGTCTTTATTTGGAACTCCTACGTTTCTTATCCAAAACCTTGAACTATTACCTCCAACAGGGTCATTTACACCAAAGAAATAACCTGTATTTGGAGCAGCTGTTCTCCAATATCCTCCTGCTGAACCTTTATTAGCAGATGTAAATCCTGTACTTATATTAAATTTAGTATCAGCATAACCATTTGTACCATTTGGTAAAGCACCTGAATTGCTATGAGTCCAACCCCCATTAAACACAAGTCTGTAAGCCGCATCTAAATCACGTGGGTCTTTTAAATTCCACTTATGAGTACTTGCCGTACCACCAACGAAAGGGTATATAGCTTTGAATTTTGTCCATATTAGATACCCTTTAAGGTCTAACACTAAGGTATTTATAGCTGTCTTTTGCGTATTATCTGTTATGCCTGCAGCCGTAATGAACGCCTGTGCATCAGCATCAAATATTGTCAATGAGTTGCTTGTTGAATCTGCTGAACCTGCTCCATTTGTTGCTGTTACAATGCAGGTAACTGCAAAAGAAGCATCTGCTTGCACTAATGTATAAGTCGATGAGGTAGCTCCTAATATATTAGAAACACCTCTTCTCCACTGATAGGCATATGTTATTGGTAATGTCCCTACCCAAGTGCCTGTAGAGCAAGATAGCACTTGTCCTACAGTTGGAGTTCCTGACAATAAAGGAGCAACGGTATTTGAAGGTGGCATTCCTCCTCCTCCTCCATTCCCTATAACAGGCCTTGATGTAGTTGTTACTGATAAGGTTACTGTTGTCATTTTACCAAAGAGCTAATATATTTGATGCTGATGTTGCTGCCCAAACCTTTAAAACTTGCACCGGAAGGAATGCTCCGTTCTGAACATTAAAAAATGTAACAATGTCATTCCCTGCTGTGGTTACAACAACATCACCTGTGTTGCCAACATAAAGAACACAGCCTGTGTTCTGACCACCATTAAATGGGCTTGATTGGTAGATAACATATGAGTTACCTGCTGCTAAAAATATATTAGCATTCAATCCAACTCTATCAGTTGCTGCTGAAGTGGCACCTGCTGTAACTGTAGCAGCCAATCCTGTAGTTAGATTGTAAACAATATCACCAGGAGCAACCTGTAATGTCAGGAAGTTTTTAGTTGCATCAACAAGGAAGTTAGCAACAGGACCACCTGAGCTACCAGTTGCTGTCTCTGCTGGGTATGGGATGTTAGCATTATTTGACTTTATAACTGCCAATGCTCTACTTGGTTGTATTCTTACGTTTGCCATTATTTGTTATTATTATATGGGAATAATCTATTCAATGAGTCTCTTCTTTTGTCGCATCCACAGTCTTGCCCTGTAGCTTTTGACACTGTATCGACAATTTTCTTTATGCCTGTGGCTTTGGTGATTTTCTCAATGGTATCTCCTACGCCTCTGCTTTTGATATTCTGATTCATAGCTATACTTTTTTTACTCTGTTACCCATACCCACAATTGACTTCTCTCTTTTCTTACTCTCTAGTTTTGCAGGGCTAATCTCGCTCTTTGTCTTTGGAGTCTGTGCAGATACTCTCTTTGTAGGTCTGCAATACTCGTTTTTCCCTCCTGCCCCACAAGGCTTATTTGTTTTTGTGTCAACCCAGTTCTCTTTCTCCCATCTCTTTAGACTTGTACCCTTCTCTGACTTCACGACATTGCCCGACTCTTTGCGGCATTTAGCTATAGCCTGTGACGCTCTTGCAGATGGGAACACATCGTACTGTGCTTTGACTTTTTTATAGCAACTATCCTTCATTAGTACTTACCTTGTCTTCCTTTAGGGTTACTTGTTGTGCTACCACCAGGCCCTGCCCATAGTTTTTTACAGGCCCAATACCTTGGCGTTAGCTTATCGTCTGCTGTATCGCATTTATGTCTTGCCTTAAAGCTTTTTCTAGCTGCCTCGGAGTAGTTGTTACCATAACCCTTGGCCCCGAAGTGCAAAAGCTTCTCTTGCCCACCGGAGCAAGCCTTAACCATCATCTTTTTACCTGGTCGGTCTGATGATCGAGGGCTATTGCATTTCATTGTCGCTTTATTTGCCATATTTGCTTCTATAGTCTCTTGATTGTAGTCCTACTTTGTGAGGATGCACCTCTTCTTGCTTGGTCTCCTCTACTTTTTCCTCTTGTGCCTCTTCGGATACCACAGGTTGCTCGATTACCTCATCCTCTACGACCTCTTGTTTCTTTGACTTAGCCATAATTTTACTTTTTTAAGGTTGCTCTATTTGTTAATGGGTTATATTTGTAGTTTGATTTTGGTTTTCCTGACGCTTTTGCCGCTCTGTCTACCGCTCTTTCGCTTGCGGTCATCGCATTTCGCTTCATTCCTTTCGCTGTGAGTGTCTTGCCGTCAGGATTCATGTCACCACGCTTGATTAAAATTGCTTTTGCTTGGTTTATGGAACCAACCTGTGCTGCAAGCCTGCTCACAAGCTGGTCCTTCCCCATAAACCTTTGAGTTTCTAGCTTCATACTAGTAGCCTTTCTTCGCAGGCATTGCTTTTTTTGAAGCTCCTTTCATCATCTTTGTAGTAGCACCGGCTTTGCCAGCCTTTTTTGCCATTGGAGCCATCTTGTCGCCACCAGCAGCCATTTGCATACGAGAAGAAGATGGAAGATTTGGAGTTGATGCTGTCTTTTTCATGATAAACTAGTTTATTATTTAATAATCTGATTGCCTAAAGTTGCTAGTCCTGCTATTTTTGGCATACCTGCCTGCCCACTTTTCTTTCTACCCATCATCGCTTTGACTCTGTTATTTTCAGCCTGCATCTCAGCAATCATCTTAACCTGCTTGTTGTTGAATGTGATATCATTCAGCTTTTTAGCCAAGTCTATGCTACCTGATACTGGCTTTTCCTTAGTTTTTTTATCGTCTGCCATGTGAATATTTTTTTATTTCGGTCAAATATAATAAGTTTTCTTGATTATATTTGTATAAAATTTAATAAAATTTAATAAAATGGCTTTACCACCAAGAGACTATCTGAAATATTACAAGGTAATACGTCAGTACTTCAAGGCAAAACATAAAATATCTCAGGCAGAACTGGATGTTTTAATCTTTATGTACTCCGAAGGCTACTTCAATAGAGAGAGATTCGCTGATTTCGAGAAGACTTTACCTTGGAACAAGCAAAGGTTCCAACAAATGCTCAAGGACGGATGGTTCGAAGTCTTTCGAAAGAAGGTAGGTCAGAGAGCTACCATCTACCAAATGAGCGATAAGGGGAAGCTTCTCGTTGCTGACTTATACAGAAAGCTAAACGGACAAGACATCCCTGTTCAAAAATGTAATAACCCTATTTTCCTAAAAAGGAAAGCTAAGTATAGCGAGAAGGTTTACAAAGATATGATTATCGAAATGAATAACTTTAACAAACAACAACGACATCGTTCTCCCGAATGATTGTATGCTGTTCGTTATTGATAATCATCGTGAATGAAAAGCCCTTGTCGTAGTAGACAACATCACCCTCTTTTATCACCGACACATCAGTGCCAGGTTTTACTACCTTGCCCTTTTTGTATCTGAACTGGCTAGCATCGTCTCCTGAAAGGATGATGCCTGAATCTGTTTTGATTTCCTCGTCAATTGACGAAACGACTATGTATTTTCCTATTGGTTGCATTGAATTGAATTTTATTTTAATAGAAAAAATGTTACTTGTCCGACCTTCTTATAAAACTTTAGCGTTCTAAACCATCTCTTGTTTTTCTCGGAGATGATGCTCATATTGCAGAATGCAAATATCTTCGGGTCGCTTTCTCTGAGACCATTCTCAACTAAGTCTCTCGCAATTGCTTTGTGTATACTTGTTGGCTCAGCTCTCCACCAAACATAGCTCTCTAAGTTCACACCACTGTAAGCTCTTGGGTATGTTATCGCTTTGATGACATCCGTTTTCATCATCTCTGCCCTGACGACTGCGGATATTGCCATGTATCGCAGACCCTCTACGTCAGTTGAGTCAGGTGTCTCTGACATTAGCATCTTCGCCATCCAGTCCACCTCAGTCCACTCAGCCTTTGGTTTTTTGTTGATGGAGTAATCTAATACCACTTCCTCAATAATCTCTTGTACCGGCTCCTGCCTATCATGTATCTCTTTCTTTTCCTGCATTGGACCGGAAAGGGAGAGTGCCGTAATAAACAAGAGAAAAAATATTGCATACTTCATATTGAATTAAATTTAATTAGATAAAAAGGGGCCGAGTCGCCTCAACCCCTAACGCTTAGAAAACAAAATCAAATCAATTTATTTATCTCCATAGCTCTGATAAGTCTAGTGATACCAATACCACCACCTACTCTAGGGATGAAGTTATTAGTAAAGAACTCCTCAAGTTCGCTCATCACTCTGCTATGGCTGAACAGGTCGAACAGCTTCTCGGCATACTTGCCTCCCTCAATCGAGTAGAACTTTGTTCTCATCTTCTCGATGTCACAACCTCTCTCGGCAGAGCCAATGGTCTCCTGACCACAGAGGATCACGTCAATCTTTTTAGCAAGACCTGTCTCCTCGCTTCTAGCCATATTCCAGAATGGATTGGTACGCTCTGGGAAGTTCATCAACAACACCGCATCAGAATGGTCTTTATACAAAGCACCCTCTGTCTCGTTGTCAATGATACCAACACCATACTCATTACACACGTCCTCGTAGTTCATCTCCTTTACTCCCTCGAAGCCTAAGAACTGTAGCAGCTCATGCTCCATTTTAACAAGGTCGCTCATTGTACCATGGAACTCAAACTCAAACATTGGGAATATCAAACAGTGTCTCCCCTCAATTGGGTTCTTCTCATTGCGATAGCTAGTCGATACGCAGTAGAACCCTTTCTCCTGTGGCTGTGTCAGCAGCTCATGCTCTAACCACATCTGCCCAGTCTGCGGTAGTGGATACACGTTGCCATTGTATGCAAAGGTTCGAATATTAAATGGGTCCTCGCAGGCCGCCAATATGCTCAGCCTATTTTGCGTATGCACCTCAAGTAGGCCTTTATTGTCAAAAAACTGTCTTAGCTTTCTTACTACAGCAGTAAATTTATGTGCGTCAATGTGCGGATAAAACGAGGAATGCAAAGAATGCTTCATGTTGTGAAATTGGTTTTAAAAAATGAACTAATAACTCTTACCGTGCTTGTATGGCCTTGATGCATTGAACATAAGTTTTGATGTCACATGGAAGTCTATGTCAATGCGAAGACCACCACACATATCAAGCAGCCGGATGACAGCGTCAGCTATCTCATCCTCAAAGCTGTCCTTGATGTGATGCTTGAATGCCTGTACAGCGTCATCAGACTCCGCGTAAGCAACTTTGTCACTATAAGCGCATAGTTTCCCTGACCGATGCGCCTCAAGTGCCTCAGACAGCTCTGTAACGACAAGCATGAGCGTCTCACCAATATTGCGCTCATTGTCCCAAAATCCTCTGGCCTTATTCCCCTCGTAGATATTTTTAGCTAGTGTATTAAGCATTGGTCTTATTGTTTAGAATTACTAATCTCAAAGCTCCTACCCATTGTGATGATGGCGTTAGTGCTAAGAATTGTTGATGCCACACTTACTGCGTTTTGCAGCGCGCTCCTTGTGACCTTCAATGGGTCAACGATACCCATCTTGATGAGGTCTCCGAACTCACCGGTCTTGACATTGTACCCATAACCGTCAGGCACCTTGTCATATCCCTCAGGAGTAAAGAACTCATACACCGTCTCAAAGTCAAGCCCAACATTTTTAAGTATCTGTTTGATTGGAGCCTCAAGTGCTGCGTCCATGATATGCCATGCCACGTTTAGCTCATGATTGTCATAGTCACCTAATAGTTTACTATGGTCAATCTCGTAGAGTGCTTTGCCGGCTCCTGGAAGGATACCCTCCTCTAAGGCAGACCTCACTGCGCATACTGCATCGTCAACTCGATCATACAGCTCCTTTTGCTCCAGGTCAGTATTACCTCCGACATATATCACACCGATACCACCAGTAAGTGAAGCGATGCGCTCAAGTATGAAGTCTTTGTCAGCTTTGCGCTTTGCAAGACCATGACCAGCCCATAGTTGCTTGACCCTCTCGTCAACCTGCTCAGCTTTTGCTCTCGCATTTGACTTTAGAAGAATGGTCTTGTCAGATGAGATAATGACTTTTGCCGCATGGCCTAAGTCGCTATAGTTGATGAGCGACAAGTCGTCACCTGTTTTCTCACTGAAGTAGTTGGCCCCAACACTTATTGCGATGTCCTGCATCAGCTCGTGCTGCTTATACCCAAAGTTAGGCGGAGCAATGGCGCAGACCTTGACGTTACCCTTTACAACATTTGCCGCAAGAGTATTAACCACATTCACGCTGCATGGCGATATGATGAGTAGCTTTTTGCCCTCAGTGATAATTGGCTTTAGTATGTTCTCAATCTGCAAGATATTACTTATCTCAATGTCAGCAACCAAGACCATCACATCCTCAAATACGCACTCGTCCTTTTTCTGGTCGTTGATGAACATATTTGACAGATAGCCCCTGTCAATCTTTAGACCTTTGGTGGTCTCAGCATACGTCTCATGGGTCTGGCTCTTCTCCACAGTGACAATGCCATCTCTCCCGATGTCCTTATACACCTCAGCGATTATTCGCCCTATCTCCTTGTCATTATTAGCTGATATAGTCGCCACGTCAGCTATCATTTTACTTGTCACCTTCTTAGCCTTTGCCGATAACTGACTGACCACCTCATTGCACATATTATGCAAATACCTCAGCACCGCAGTGCGATTCACGTCAGGCGTTAGCCTCTTAGTCCCCTCAAGGACCATAGCCTCTGTTAAGATAATCGAGGTAGTAGTCCCATCACCTGCACTAGTAGCGGTACGCTCAGCCGCCTCCTTCATCATCCTAACCGCAAGGTTCTCTACCGGATCAAATAGGTCAACAGCCTTTGCAACTGTAACCCCATCCTTTGTAACCGTGATACCATGAGTGTGATGAGGTGACTCTATCAACACCGTATTGCCCCCTGGGCCAAGGGTACTCTTTACTGCATCAGCAATCTTAGTGATGCCATCAATCAACTTGTTGCGACCCTTCTCTCCAAAGACCAAATCCTTGGGTGAATAACCTGAACTGTCAAACATAATAAATTCGATTTGATTTGATAAAATGATTTCTATGCCACAAAGATAAAACTACTTTTTAAATATCCAAAACCGATTTTCATATTTTGAATTTCTATATTCTATATATATTTTATTATTTAACGCGAATTTATTTTTAAATTTCATTTTGGTTTTATTTTCGACATTTTCGACATTTCTCTTAATAATCAATTATTTATATCAATATAATTGACATTATATTGACATTTTTTATGTCAATAATCGACATAATAATAAATAATAATAAGAAATATATAGAAATAGTACACGACATCCACTACGTTTTATGTATTATTCTTGAAAACCTGTATTAAATATGTATCAAAAAAAAGGCACCCCGAAGGATGCCCTAATTATGAAATACTAACTAACGCCTAACCTTTATTGGCATCATCATCATCTCCGATGCCTCACTCATCATCTCCCCACGTGCATATCCCTCAGCTATCATACTCACCTTCTCCTCATACTTCGCCATCTTCCTAGCCCTAGCCATCTCAGCGATACCAGTCTCTCCACATGGTCTATTGTTAATCAACCTGCCATTCTTCATGGTCAAGCCATCCCCTCCGGCATAACTGCCGTAAATACTGTTCTTAATTCCATTTACTCTCATAGCTATATGTTTTAAATCGTTAACGTTGAAGCAAAGGTAATGAAACTTTTTGATTAAACAAATAGAGTGTTTGGGTACTATAGCGGTTTTGCGGAGCGGGCCGCGATCGGAAAGCGACTTTTTTTTCAATGGGTGGGGTATCGTTTACGTCGTACACGTCGGATTTTTTGGCGTTTTTGTGGGCACATATGCACACGCGCACACGCACATATACACACGCACACACGCACACGTCGGGCGCTCGCACACGCACAGATACACGCGCGCAGACGTACACGCGCACGCGCTCGCACACGCACACACACGAGCAAACTATATCTTTGCAAATAGTTACTTTGCTTACATTCTAAACTAACCTTATTGTACTTTTTACAATAACTGATCTTATGTTATTGTACTTTTTACAATAAGTAACTATTCGCTCAAATATAGTTTATTTTTTTCATTGGCTGTTAACCTGGTAACGTATAAAAAACGTCGTATATGTTTAGTTTACTTTGCAAGATCTTTGCACAAAATTACTTATTGTACTTTTTACAATAAGGGTTAACATCTGTAAAAAATCATTTCAACCTTAATTT